TCAGAGTACGCTATGACTCACCTAAAGCCTAAGGCAATGATGGTGGAGAACGCACCCACTCTTTTCTCAAAGATGGGAGAAGAGTTTGCTGAGCGGATAAACAGGCTTGCACAGGAGCATGATTATACGATGAGTCTAGTTAAGACGTCAACAATCAAGCATGGAGTACCTCAAGAGAGGACTCGCAGTTTCTTTTTCCTATGGAAAGGTAAGAAAGTGCCTGTGTTAAGACCTATCAACAAAAGCTATAAACCTTTCCACCAGTTCATAAAAGAGGGGGAGTTTGCGCCAAGCCCATTTGTGAACACAAAAAGCACGAAACCCTCTGACGACCACCTCTGGAAGTTCATCCGAGAGAAGTATAGGGGATCGACCACACAGGACATATTGTCCATCGTAGCGGCTAAGAAGATGGTGAGTGTATGGGAAGTTATCTACAACTCCGGATGGTTAGATGAGGCCTGCGTAGCTGTTCAAGATGAGAGGATGAACAGATGGTTGAACTATACTCGTGATAAGAAGGCTGCTGGGAAAAATATCATGGACGGATCTATGAAGCTCGCCTGGCATAGGACTCAAGCGCTAATGTGGAAGTCACTCCCGATGCTCGCCCATCCCTATGAAGATCGTTGGTTGAATACCTCTGAGGCGCTTGGCCTGATGGGATTCCCCTACGAATTCAATGAGAAGGTTCAAGTGGATAGCAAGAACTCTAATGTTATCTGCCAAAATGTCCCAGCAGTTTCCGCCCAAGCCTGGGTCGAGGAAATCGCTGCTGCTCTCGATGGCGAGAGAGAATGGATCGAGCCTGAGCTTAAAGACGATGGCACTCCAAAGATCCTGCGTCAATCTAACGTGGTCTCTAAGAAAACAATGGAGCCAATCTGGTCAGTCTGATTTTTTCTTAATTGTGCGGCCTTTGTGATATCCTTCTGGGCACTCGAAGGCCATTAAGTTATCAACTCCATTTGTATACCAGGTCTTGCCTCGGGCGCCGTTAGACTTTGTTATTGCGGCACTGAGGTTTTTTCTATGCTCTTCTGAGAATATTTTTCCCTTTCCTGTTGTGGGTTTTGATATAGAGGTGTATCATACCAGTCTTTAAATCTGATTTAGGCTGTTGCACTACATGCTTGCATTTGCGTGCGCTCGTTGTTATGCAGCATTACCAAGCGCATGCAATTTACCCACGCTTTTTATTTACTATAGTTAGTTAGTTACTATACTATATATTACAACGAGCTAAGATAATATATGTACCCAATAAAAAAGAGGACCGTCAGGTCCCCCCTAATCATTATTTGGTGTAGATGCGACCACGATAACAATATGCTCCGTGGGGCTCATCGTGACCACCACAATTCACTTCGTACGCCACACCACGGTATGTAGTGTGGGTAATCTGTGCATCATGGATAGCAGAGGCTTTTGCAATCTGCTTCTTGATCATATTGAGTGTGTTCATTTTGGTACTCCTGAAGTAGTTGGATTTTTAGGTCCGTTCCTTCAGTCGTTTGCGTCCTCTATTCCAACTCTAAAGCAAACCGGATCGGTTACTTCCATAAACCGAAAAATAAAGTCCAACCTCTCAGAAGAACTAAGAAGTTCTGACTTATAAACTCCTTTTGCCAACCAGTCATAGTCTTGACAAGACAGTTGTGGTTGTGCTGCGAACAGCATCAAAGGTAGTAACATGGGATCAACGCTCCGTTGCGCGACTTACTTGCGTCCTCCTTGTGGAAGATGAACGTGTGGTAATTATACCATATCTATTTATTGTTGTCAAGTGTAACATACAATACAGTTATTTACTTTTTTTATTAGGATTTTGCCAGAGTTTAGGATTAGCTCTACCCTCTGTTTGTTTCATACTAATCACGTTATGATACTTGTCCCAGTAGTGGTCAAATATTTCTACTTGTTTAGCAGATATAGCAATGTCGTATTGAACACCACCTTCAGTATTATACTCAATAATATAAGCAGTGCAAGGCAATGATGTATCATTTGCTAATTCAGGATCACAGTTTTCATGAAGTAAATTCAAGAACGATTACCCCACTGAATTTGTGGGAATGCTTCTTCAACACATTGCTTGGTGATCTTCCAACGCTTTCCAATCTGCCTATCTTTCATTAGACATAACACCTCTGCTTCTCCTTGATGGAGACCTTCAAGGAGTTGAATGAATAAGGTTTCGCGACGATTTTGAGATACGTTCGCTCCACCTTTAAAGAAGAGATAAAGTTTACGATACTCATGAACTAGTTTCGTATGCTCTGTATCTTCTGGTGCTTCATTTTTTTCATACGGGACTTCACCTGGTGGAAGCATAGAAATAATGCTCTCATCAAAGTTGGCAATTAAAATTTGCCTGAGTGCTGGAGTATTATATTCCTGTAAAAGTTTAATTTTTTGTGATTTTGTTTTAGCGTTGCTTATTTTTTGCAGCACTTCATTCAGTAATAATTGCATAACCTAATTAATGTCATAAGTATATTTATTCATCATCAGATTCCTCTTCATCTACAAAGCGAACTGATAATAATTCTTCGTTGATCCACTGACCGTCTCCGTCTAACATTTCTGGATGGATGTTATCTTCCTGCATACGATACATGTATTCATGGAGTTTTTCGTTTGCTGTCCACCCAGCAATTACACCAACACATAAAAATATAAAGGAAACAGTTGCTGAGAAATAAACAATGGTTGCTTGCGTCATTGGTTCAACTCCAATTTAAGTTTGCTTGCTGTCCCACAAAAGTTCAAAGTTAAAATAGACTCTTCGCTTTAGTAGGGTAAAAACCCTAGTGATAGCGATACCTTTTGATGGGGGTTTCGCTTCTTCCTTTTCTGCCTTCGCCCCCCGAAGCATTAGTTCTATACCTTTATTTATTTTAAGATCTTTCACTTTTTTGGTGCAGAGACTAATCCATTTTGCAAAAATAATCTTGCAAGTTCTGTAACTCCCATCATGGTAGTATCAGGCATATTATCTTGAGATATTACAATAAAAGGATACCCCACAACATTTGGGTATTTCTCTATAAATCTATGCCGTGTAATATTTCCAGATGATCCTGGTTCTATTGCAGTAAAAGATACTTTTGCTCTTTTACAAAGTTCTATGGCATGATTACACATTGGACACCCTTGCATCGTATAAATGGTAATTTGCATAAAAAGAAAATTATTTAACTCTCATAATCTGTTTATTATATCAGACAACCTAACTATTGTCAAGACTATCAGGATTCATTTTCATAATACTACCTCATATCCCTCCAAATAAGACTTAAATTTACTATGTGCCATACTATCAACATCAGGTAATTTATCAGTAGGAATAAACCAAATACGATTTTCTACAATATGAATAAATGCCATATGAGTACAAACCTCTTTATATTTAATTCTATTACTACTATGTTTAGTTTGGAATTGCCACTGGTTATTATTCTTTACTGCAGTCTTAACTTGAGTTGGCATGAATTTATCATCTTTATATAAAATTAAATCCCTTCCCCACAAATCCATTTCTGGTTTGTATACTTGATACCCCTTGATCATCATTATACCAGTAAACCTATCTTCTCCAAGTTTACCTATACCTGCTTGTGAAGTTGCTAATTGAACATCCTCTTCATTAAAAATAGTTGCTTGAACAACACGTTGCTGTTCCATCACTTCATCATATTCTTTCATAGCCATTTCAAGAGCAATCTCTTTATTAGTTGTTCTTAATGATTTGATATATGGTTTTCTCCAATGGGGTTGCTTTGAAATACGAAAGTAATAAACATCAGCACGAACATTATCAGATCGCATATAAATGTACGCATCATCATTTATTCTTATTTTACCTGAAGCTTGCTTCCTCTGGTACTTACTCATTTTCGCACATCTCTTTTACTAATTGATCAAAGATATATTGATATGCCTCTACTATATCACCTTCTCCCTTCCTAAACAGATCCTTATCAAAACTCTCACCATCTTTCCAAAGTCTCATCGAGTCAGGTGATAGTTCATCAGCAAGAAGTAAATTCTTGTTAACATCATAACCAAACTCAAGTTTAACATCTACAAATGTAAGACCTATCTTACGAAAGATAGTCTTAAGTATAGAATTAACTTCTCTTGCTACTGTTCCCATCTCTTGTAGTACTTCAGGACCATACCCCATTAACATGATACGATCTGTAGTAAGTAGTGGATCATTCTTCTCATCGTCTTTCAGATACCACTCAACCAATGGGTAATTAATAATCTTACCTTCTTTTAAGGTAGTCTCTCTTACTATAGAACCAGCAGCAACATTTCTTACTACCACTTCTATTGGTATAATATCTACCTTCTTACAACACATTACTTTATGTGTAGGCACACTTAAGTAATGAGTTTTAATTCCTGCTTCCTCCATTTTC